GATGAACGTAAAAAATCATCCATATAAACAATTCCTATTTCATATCCCCTATTGCTATGTAGGCTTCTTGCATTTCCAAGTCTATTAAATGAAACAAGAGAGTCTGTTATTTCATAATATTCATACGCAAAAGTTCCGGGAAAATTTATATTTTCATATTGCATTGCAACTAATTGCAAGTCAATAAAAGATTCTGAAGGAGATGTAATAGTTGTTACTATTTTTATCGGTTCATCTATAACATCAATTCCTGAAGCTCTTTTCTGCCATCCACTAGCTTGATTTGTAGGTATAGCACAATTAAATTTATCCGTAAGTGTAATTCCCGCGCAAGACGTATCAACTGCAGGATTTGGGTCATATACAGGAAGTATATTTGCAAGTGTTCCTACCCAATCTTCAAATTCAACACTTTGAGATAAAATATATGGAGAAGCATAATCTGCAGTAAGAGTAAATGTGTATGAAATATTTTTAGTTGTTGTTTGTGTTGTAGGTTGTGTTGCTCCTGTATAGTCATAGTGTACAAAGTCAAAGCTAACTTGTATTGTAGCCCCTGCTATTAAATTTGACTCATAAGTTGGCGAAGCTAAAGAAACAAAATCTATTCTTAAAACAGAATTAGGTACAGGATGATTTCCATCTATATTATAAACAGAATTTTCAATATTTGAATCTAAATTTTGTGAACCTATTTTATCTTGTATTAAATTTGCTGCATAGGTAAGTTGCAGTGGTTGTCCATTAAGTGATACCAAATCATATCCTTCAACATAGTTTCCATACATCAACCTATTTCCCATAAGCGTTTGAGCTTGAGCAAACCTTGGTACATTGTCATATAGCCTTAATAATTCAGCTTCAGGTAAAACAGTAAAAATTTTACTATTGTCAAATGTTAAAGTTTTATATGTATCATTTGGAATACCTAAGTCTGCCTTATTTTGTTTCTCAATTATTTTTATTATATTACTTTCCGACTGCTTAAATAATAAGTCTATACCTAAAACAAGAGAGTTTCCTGTCCAATAAGTTACTTTACAAGCATTGAATCCATTTATCATTCCCTCATTTAAATATGCTTCAACAGTTAATTCAAATCCATTTGGTGAAAAAGCAATGTCAGACCATTGAGATGTAGCTGAGTATTGACCATCAGCATATAAATATCTATAAGCAAATGATATAAACCTCTCTTCTAAAAAATTCTGTTCTCCTGCAGTACTTATTAACTGTACAGTTGGAGATTCTGAAGGTGGTTTTTTAATTACAAGTAATGACTCCTCGAGTAACGCTTGCCCTGTAGTGCTTCCCGCATCAATAAGCGGAGCACCTGAAGGTATAGCATAATTTCTATTTACATTTATTGACCTCGGAGCATTATAGTTATCCGTAAAAAACAATAAGTCTTCTATTTTATTTACTCCTGTAATTAAATACTGAGGATCAAAATTTAATGTTGTATCTACACCACCACCATTGTCTATGGTAATAACATGATACGTCAAAGAAAATGTATTTGTATTGAATGAAACAACTAAATCAATTTTACCTGTGTTGCCTAATGGAAAACTAGGGTCATGTACAAACCAATAAATAGTCTCTATTGAGCCATCTTCATATGCACCAATGCATCTAGCATCTACACTTAATAGTGTACCTTGAAACTTTAAAGTTGTAAGTGAAATGTTTCCTTTTGTATTTTCAATAACTCCAAATTCAGAATTTTCTGTCGAACCCATTCTGATATTCATTGCATCAATATACTCGCCATTAGGAACAACTCTCTCATCGAAAGTTTTGTTCATCTTACCTGCAGTAAAATTTCTAGTAAACTTTGGCATATTATTTTAATGTTTTATCTAATCCCCTTAGATTCATTAAAAGTCTACCGGGATGAATATTGCTTATTCTTATTTTTGCATTTCTTAATAACGCCTGCTTATCTTTTTTGGCTCTTTGAATAATATACTCTTGAACACCAAACTTTGAATTTAAAATTTCATATTTTACAGAAGCATAAACATATGCCTCAAATAGTTTATTTATAGTAATCAAAGAATTGTCTCCATTTTCCATTCCATCAGAAACATATTCAAGAATACATAATCTCTCAGACATTCCTGAGTCAAAATTAATAACCCCTGATTTTTTATCTATCGTAAATGTAGGATTGACATTTGCCGTTTCTGTATTTAAACCAAATCTTGCACCTATAGCATAATCAAAATACCAATACCCATCTACATTATATCCTGCTTGCCCATTAAATTGACTCGCTTGGTTTAAGTATATTGACTTCTTTGTTCCTGTAATTCTATCAAAATCTATGTTAGAATATTGAGGAGAAAGAGCATTACCATCTTGGTCAAATAATATATTTGAAAGGTTGTCTTGAAGATATGCTTTTGATGAAAGTGTTTGGATGTTCTCACTTAATGGTCTTAGTAAACCATTTTCATATACAGATATTCTTACCCAATTAACATAGTCAGAAGGTAAGATATATCTTAATGTATTCGGAACATTTAATTCTAATATTTTTATTTCTTTAAATGCGTCATAGTTTAGTTCTTGAACTGCACGTTTTGCGTGGAACAATATCTTATATCTTTCTTCGTTGTTTACCAAAGAATGATTCCCTGAATACATTAAAAGAAAGTTAGTTACTATGTCAGCTAAACTAACATATTGGTACGAACCCCAATTTAAGTCTTCGGGGTTGTTTCCATTATTCTCATAATATTCATACTGTGATATATATGCCATGTTTTACTATTTATTGTTGCATGCTAAATGATGGTTGTTCATGTTGTTCTTGAGCCATTGCATATTGAACAACTTCCATTTCACGAATTGATATTCCACAATATTGGCATATTTTCATTGCTAATTTATATCCATCTTCAAATGGTAATTCAAAGTCTTGATAATCAGGTTGTGATTGGTTAAAAACAGGCTCACCATTTGCTAAAGAAGTAAATGTCCATTTAGGTTCTTTAGGATATCTAAAGTAAGTTGCTTCAACTTGTAATGGTAAGTTTATAATACTTGATGGATAAAAAGTTATTGAATCACCTTTTTGAGTATATGCGGGATAGTTAACAGATGGCGATGTGATAGGTGACATATTTAATAATGTTATCTTTCCTGCTGAAACTTTTTCCGCTTCATTTTGAACTGAAGTATCAACAATCCTATAAGATTGAGACACTAATGTAAATATATTTGCAGAAAGACCTAATACTGTAGCACTTACAGATGTTACTGTAGCTGTTGTCATTGGAGCAACTGAGGTATTAGTTACAATATCTCCAACTGAAACTCCTGCTAAAGAAAAATTAGCTAATGAGTCTATTAATTGTGATGCAACAACAGATGTGTTTACACCACTTGCAAGTATCTTAGAATAACACAATACTTTATTTATTGTATACTCTTCATCTCCTGTAGTTATTAAAGACGGAAGATAATATGTATTTGATAAATTAGTAGTTACTGATGTATTTGTTAATGGATTTGTTACCATAAAACTTTCTAACACTTCCATGATAGGCTTACTAATGTCTGCGTAATCAGTGCCTGATGACCTTGCGTTTTCAGCTAATATTGTTTTATTATAGCTACTAAAATACTCTTCATAAAGTTCCATTTGCGCATTAGCTGCATACAAATTAAAATCAGATGGAGAAATATATCCGTAGTTATTTTTATTTAAAATAGCAATTACCGTATTCCTTACAGAGTTTATCATACTACAAAGATAATAAAAAAAAAGGCACTCTATTAAAGTGCCTCTTTGTTTTTAAATTAATTAATATTACGCAATAGCAATATTTGATACTGCATAAGGTAAATTTTGAACAGTGTATAAAACATTTGTCCACGATGTTGTCAAAGCAGCAACAACTGCATCTTGAATTGCATCACGCATAGTTTCATCACCTGCTCCTGCTGTAGCATGTGTAATTGTTACAACATCTGTACCTGTAGATGATTTGTAATGAATCCCAACTGTTGTTGTTGAGTCTTGCTCAATTAATACAATACCTGTTGCAGATACTATTTGTACTTGTTGATTTGTTACTGTAATTCCTAAAAATTTTTCCATTGTTTAAAAAGTTTAAATGGTTAATAAAGTACAAATATACTGATTATTTTAGACTTATTTCTAAGAACTTTAAAACCTCAAGACCGTCATCTGACTTCAAGAATAAAGCAACTGTTTCATATGGGTCTTCACCAAATGGTATGCCCATCATTTTTTTCTTATTGCTCTTTGTATTGAACCATACTTCTCTTTGTCCATTTCTAAATTGCAATAAATTATGAGCAAAAAATAATTGCACGTTTGATTGTAATTTAAGTAAAGGGTCATTAAGTATTTCTAAAAATGACCTAGGTTCTTTTTTAGCATATATTAATACATCTCTACGCAACTCTGCAGTTGATACGTTTGTAACATCTTTTTGAAACATTACTCTACTTACTACTTCAAGTTGCTCAATGCTTAATTGTCTTGCTTCAATTAATGCGTCTACTTCAAAGTTTAAATCTTCAACTTCTTTTGCAGCATCAACTGTTTTGTTTACTTCTATAAAAGCATTTCCATTTAATGGATGATAATGTAGGAATTGTTGTAATACAGGATTTGTTCGTGGAACAGTTAAAAACCCATCATCAAAGATTATTGGTTCAAGAAGAAAGTTTCCGTCTTGCTCATCTTCAAATGGTGACTTTTGATTTCTTGCATATCGCAAAGGCCTGTTAATGTTTTGTTCTTCATCAAAATAAAGAAGTGGGTATCTAGATGTATTCCTAGATGGCAACGTAAAAGATATTGGCGTTGCATTGCTTTTTAATTTGTAGGTCTTATCTACTGATGTTGTGTTTGTTTTCATTTTATTTAATTTAAGTTGTTACTAAAAAAATAGAGAGGGACACTGATGTCCCTCTCTTTATTTAATCATTTGTTATTATGCTCCGTAACGGAATAATACAAAGTTATTCGCACCTAAAGTACAAACAGCACGCTCAGATAAGAAGTTAACTTCCATTGCATCTAAGTCACTAGTTTGAGCGCCTCCGGCTGAACCTGTAATCCAAGTCTTATATTTTCTATCTTCTGCTTCAGAAGCACGATATCTAACATGTAAGAAAGGTCGCTTTGCATTTTTACCCATAACTTGGTCATATACATTAGTTGAACCTGCAGGAACTAAAAGTCCTGTAATGTTCCCTGATGCAGTAGCACCTGTAGGCATAGAACCACGCATTGTTGGGTCATTTAAGTATTTCCAATCAGTCTTGTAGAAATCATAACCTCTTCGGAATCCTGTAAAGCCTAAGTTTAAAGCCATGTCTTTGTCATTGTCAAATAGACCATAAGAAGTACCACCTGCTCCATAAGAGTTTTGTGCTGCTAACATATCGTCAATGTCAAATCCAAAATCACGATTAACAAATAGTACGTTTTCTTCAATAGCACCTTGCTTATCTAAACGAGAGATAACAGTGTCCCAATCAGAAAGAGTTGTTGGATTACCACCGCCCCATACATTTCCACGGCTATTTACTACATAGAAAACACCTTCTGAACCTTTATTACCGGCTGAAGTATATGTTGTTTGTAGTGCAACACCTGAAGCTGCACCCGCAGGAACTGCTTCTACCATTGCTGTTTCAAGATAGTCCTCAAAACGTAAACGAGTTTCATGCTCTGATTTCAAGTACCAAAGGTATCCTGAAGCACCATTCTCAGTAGTTACTTCAACCCAACCAATTTGAGCCATGTCTGAACCATTTACTGCATACTTATCTTTGATGATAATTGGTGAATTTGAGAAAATAGTATCTTCAGCCTCTAAAGAACCTGACATTCCATTTGTTCCTTTTTTAAATTCTGAACCATATACCCAAATAGAACAAGTTGAAGAAGCAGCAAATGCTTGACCACCTTGCTCATAATAAGCTACTGTAATAGTATAAGTAGGACCTGCTCCTGCAGGTGCAACAATAACGATTCCTTTATTTGATGCACCTGTAGCGTTATCATAAATCATAACTGTTTGACCTAAACGAATTGCAATAGTGTTTCCTGAAGTAATTGTAGCATCTGTAATAGTGTATACAGACTGAGTAGCAGCAGCAGCAGCAGTTACAACACAACTTGTATATTTAGTATGTAAACGACCTTGCTCTGCCCATTTAATCATGTCTGAGTTTGACGGCATCTCTGCTCCTACCATACGCAAGAATGAAGATACTGTACGATTACCATAACGCTCAAATTCTTTCTCATAAGTATCAGGAAGATACTGAGTTAAGAAGTTGAAGTTAGTAATGTAGTTTGTTGATAATGGAACTTGCTCCGAACTAGGAGTAAGACCAAAAGTTGGTGTTGATAATATTGACATTTTTTTTTGTTTTAGTTTTTAAATGCTTTTTATACTTCTAATTTTTAGTCAGTTTCCGGTGATAGGGGTTAGAGACTTGTCCTGCTTTCCATCAACCCAATTAGTGATTTCAGGTGTTTTGCGTTTCGACATGTTTG